TACGTAATGATAACAAAGATCCTATCACGCAGTTCCTTAAAGATCAAGGTATTCCTAACGAAGCAGACGTAATGAAGCCACACGACACAACTGTGTTTAGCTTCCCTATGAAAGCTCCTGAAGGTTGTATCACTCGTGATGAGCTAGATAGCTTTACGCACTTGAAACTGTGGCTGCTATATCAACGTCACTGGTGTGAGCATAAGCCTTCAGTAACTGTGTATGTTAAAGAAGAAGATTGGCCTGAAGTAGGTGCTTGGGTGTGGAAGAACTTTGATGAGATTAGTGGTATTAGTTTCCTACCGTGGGACGGTGGTAGCTACAAGCAAGCTCCATACGAAGAGATTGATGCTACTACATACAACAAACTAAAGTCAGAGATCCCACAAACTATTGATTGGGAATCTTTTGTAGAGTACGATGACAACGTTGAGGGTGCTCAACAGTTGGCTTGTGTAGCCGGTGTCTGTGAAATCTGATGATACGTTACTAATAGCAGAGGCATTAGCAGGGAGTGAGAAAGCTTACTCCTTGCTAACTTCTAAATATTGGGATCGCATCTATAGATTTCTACGTAAACGTGTTAGTGACAATGCAGTTGCAGAAGAACTAACACAGGATACGTTTGTAGCTGCGTTCAAGTATTTAAAGACGTTTAGGGGCGATAGTCAGCTTTACACATGGTTGTGTACCATAGCCGTAAATGAAGCGTCCAAACGCCCGTTTAACAGCCTTAAAACCGATTTTGAGAACATAACTGTGGACACACCTGAATCAATCTATGAGGTACATCAGAAAGTACAACAAGTAACAAGCCTGATTAACACACTGCCACATAAACAAAAGAAAGCCCTATTGTTGAAGTTGGAAGAAAATATGTGTTACAATGACATTGCTGTGATATTACGGTGTAGCCCAAACCATGCTAAGAATCTAGTATGGAAAGCAAAGAAGACTATAAGGAGTTATTATGACCAATGATGAAACCTATCGTATGATGGATGCGTTACGCAAACATCTACAGGTTAGTCTGTATGACTTTGACAACAAGATTGAAGTTGTGTTAAAATTCAAGACTGCGGATGGTAAGGTTCACCAACTGTGCAATAGCTTTGTGGAGAAACAACGATGATTGTGGAATGTGTCAAAGAAAATGAAGATGGTTCAGCAGATGTAATCTTGCGAGACATTGATGAGCGTATGCTACAGCTTCTAATTCAAGAGGGACTAATCGCACTGCTCACCAAAGAAATTGCTAGGCTAGAGAAAGAAAAGAAGATTCCTGCACTACTGAAAGGTAAAGAATGAACTACGATGATGTTATGGCACTTCAATACGGGGGCAACCACTACAAAGATCGTAAGATTCAACCGTGGGAAGTTTGGGAAGCGTATGACATGAATGGTTGGGAGGCCAGCGCAGTTAAGTATCTAATGCGTTGGAAAGATAAGGGTAAGCCACTAGAAGACCTGTATAAGGCACTACACAATGTTCAGTATTTAATTGCACGAGAAGAAAGGAAACAACATGTACAAGCTCAAAAACGTCAAGGGGAGTCTGCCAAACTCTTTGAAAATCTTGTTCAAGGACTACAACAGCGCACGTTCAGCACTACGGAAGTTTATGAGGAAACAAGCATCATTGAAGAGCGGGGAACATCTTCCGATGTACCTAATTCGTAGTTTTGGCTACGACATTGTGCGACTAGCATAAAGAAGAAGCCCCTCACGGGGCTTTTTTATTGTGGTTGGTTGATAAAGAAATCGTCAAAATAAGAATACACTTCTCTAACTTTTTTAGGTTTACCCTCTTTGGTATAGAACACATTCTTGTTAGCTGCAAGTGCTTGCTTACTAACAATTTTATCTACCGATGCATTTGGTGTAGACTTCATAAACTTAGCTGCTGTTCCCGGCCCTAGTTTGTGTGCCATGTATTTCTCAGTGTCAGTAGGATCACGCGCCAATTCTTTACGCAACACCTTAACGTTGTCTTGTGTAAACAACTCAAACACCTTCTTAGACTTTTCAAAGTCATACCTATCTTCAGGTGTGTAATCTAGTTTGTTTTTAGTAACGTAATCACTCCATGTTTTATCAATAAATTGAAAGTGTCCTTTAGCTGAGGATGTTTTTGCATCCATTACTTTACCACGCTTACTCTCAATAAAATGCACAACGTCTGTGTACTTATCTAATTGAGGAGGCTGCGCTTCTTGCACCTTTCCTGATACTTCAGGATTTTTGCGTTTACCAGTTATAAAGTTTGTAAAGTCTTCTAAAATATCCATATTAATCCTCAATAATTACGCCACGCGCACGTAACTGCTTAATTGCTTCGTTTGTGTTAATCTTACGGGAATTAGCAAACGCTGCTACTTCTGCCATCGTAGCTGTTACACCTGCCGCAGGAGCGGGTGCTGCAGCCGATGCAGCGGGAGCAGCGGGAGCAGGGGGAGCAGGGGCAAGTGGTGTAGATTGCACTGTTGTATTGACAACAGGACTAGTTGTTACACCAGCAGCAGGTTTTTGTTTTTGTTGGTCAGCAATTTTCTTCGCTTCAGCTTGTTGTTGTGGCGTGGCTTTTGCACTAGGATCTCCTGAAAGAATACGTGCAACAATTGTTTGTTTTGCTGCATCAGGATTATTAGCATACTCAGACCCCGTGAAAAACTTCTTTTGCTCTTCAGTTAATTCAAACTTAGGAACAATTTTATTTTCTCGCATGTAAAGTCTGTATGCTTCGTTTAGTGCAACAGCTTGTTTTTCAGTGTCAGACAGTGTGCTATATGGGTTTAAAATTACAGCACCATCTTCGGTTGCCATACCAGCAACATTAGGATTTGCTTTAAAATATTTATCTTCCGACTCATACGGCTTGCGTACTGGATACCCTAGTGTGTTAAAAGTAGCAGTAGTTTGTGGAGCAGCACTAGCAGCAGGGGCAGCGGGAGTTGCTTGAGCAGGAGCGGCAGGAGTTGTTACACCCGGTGCCACTGGGGTGCGTCCAGCATTAACATCTACAGGAGTTGCAGCAGCAGGGGCTGCTGTAGCTGCCACAGGTTTACCTTCCATGCTAAAGAAACCATTGTATGTTTGGTTGTTATTAATAAGAGTTGCAAAGTCTGCACTAACAACTTGTGGTGTTTCTTTTGTAAGCATTGCCCTACCAAACACAATGTTATTTAACATGGGGCGCAATTGTTTATTAAACTCATTTGTCGCCTGTGTATAATTTGCATCTACAGTGCTAAATCCACCAGTTGCACTACGTGCTCCGTATTGACCCGATAAAGGTTTTTGTTGTTGTTGTTCGGGAGCAACTACAGTAATTTCACCAGCGTCATTAACACCTAAAGTAAGTTTAGTTTTATACTTTGTTTCAATAACAGTTTTCATATCGTTAATATTAATAACAGCTTGTTTAGTACTGTTACTCACATTAGTTTTAATTACTGCTTGATCAGGCTCTGGTAATGCTAGAATCTTGTCACCTAGTGTTCTGTAGTTTTTAGCAAGATTCAGGCTGTTTGCTCCATACTGAACAGAAGTTGCAAACGCAGCACTCACCATCGATACTTCCATAGGAATAAGCCCTGCTTTCTTAAGCAGTTCAGCAGCAGTTGCCATTTGTGCTTGGTGGGCAGCACGTATTACTGCTGGTTCAACGTCTGGGTTTACAGTTACTGCTGCAGGACTTCGTTGTCCTTCTGCTACTATACGACTAGCATCAGATAAACCAACTGCGCCGCCAGCACCTTTAATATCAGCACGCACACCTGCCATGCTACTAGTAAGTTCTTTTTCTTGTTCAACCATGAACTCGTAGAATGAACGATTAGTTCGTTTAAGGTTCTCTCGATCTACACCGCCAGCCCAATAAGCCATAACCATAGGGTTATTCTGCATAGCAGTTTGCTGCTTAATCGCTAGGTCTACTAGTTGTGATTGTTCTGCAAGAGTTTTATCACGATAGGTACGCATAATTGTAGCCATTGCTACAAGACCAACACCCTTGTCATCAGCATATGCTGCTAAAGAACGTTCTGCTAAACGATCAATGTCTCCATACATTTCTTTACGTTTTGCTTCGCTGGTACTAGGGTTGTTATCAATCCATTTTTCAACTTGTTTGTAACCAACTGTTCGTGCTGCTTCAACATTAGTACGCATTTGCGCTTGATGCATTTTAATAGAAACTTCAAATGGTACAATGTCTACTGACATATTTTTACCTTCTGACATTAACTTTAAAACAGTACCATACACTTGTTCTTTGTCTAGAACAGATTGTGAAAGCACACTGGTACCTAGTGCACCACTAAATACCGCAGCAAAACTAGGGCGTTGTAAATCAGCTTCTTTATCTCCCGCACCTTTTTCAGCATTTAGACGAGCTTGAATAACTTTGTTTTGTGTCTCTACTGTTTGTACTTGTTTAAAACTTTGCATCTTCATATCATACGCAGGTCTATTTGTGCGATACTCAGTTAGTAGTTGTTCACGAGTACCATATAGACCAGTTTGAGAAGCATCATCAATGTCTTTTAAAGCTACCTCTTCTGCTGTTTTTGCTCTATCTTTTGTTTCTTTTGGAGGTGTAAACCTATCACGAACATACTGCATGGTAGCCCATCGCTCTGCACCGGGAAGACCTGTTAAAGCAGCTACACGCTCACGAATGTCACTTGCTCTACCGGGCATTTGCACAATTGCTTTACGCATTAGTGTATTAATTCGTTCTTGGTATTGAACGTTAGACATACCACCATTAACAGCATTTGTTAAACGCATTACTTCACTATCTAAAATAGACAGTTGTTTATCAACTGCTGTTTGTTTTTCTGGGGGTAGAATAACTGATTGATCCATTTGCCCAAACATAGTCTCACGTGCACCAACAGCTTGTTCTAGTGCTGGAATTTGACTTCTTGCTGCTTCACCAGAAACAAAAAACTCTGTAGCAAGTTCTGAGGCTTCTTTTTCGTAACCAGCAATTTTATACTCTGTATAGCCTTTATAAACATCTCCAGCAAGATCAGCCATAGTTTTAAAAGCTCCTGCCTTAGCTTGAGCAGCTTTAGCTAATGTGCCGGGATCAGCCATTGCTGGCTCAATGCTTCGGGTAATGTCTTTACTGTAAGTTGCCATTATCGGGGTACTCCTGTGTCCGTA